CACCAATGGGGCTGTAACTGGTCGTATGACACACCACAGCCCTAACATGGCTCAAGTGCCTAACTCTAGTGCGATATACGGATTAGAATGTCGTGATCTTTGGACAGTTGAGAAAGGATGTAAGTTAGTCGGTATCGATGCAAGCGGTTTAGAGTTGAGGATGCTGGCGCACTACATGAATGATGATGAATATACGAATGAAGTTGTTTCCGGCGACATACACACAGCCAATCAAAATGCGGCAGGATTGGAAACGAGGAATCAAGCTAAGACGTTTATCTATGCCTTCCTCTATGGCGCAGGACCTGCTAAGATCGGGTCGGTTGTTGGAGGCACGTCGAAAGAGGGACAAAAGCTCATTACTAATTTTCTACGGAACACACCGAAACTACAAAGGCTCAGAGAGCGTGTATCTGAAGCGTTTACTGCGAGGGGAGTCCTACTCGGTCTTGACGGACGCAAGCTACTCGTTCGCTCGGAGCATTCGGCGCTCAACACGCTACTGCAAGGCGCTGGTGCGATAGCCATGAAGCAAGCATTGGTATTATTACATAAAGACTTGACAAATCGTAAAATACCATTTAAATTAGTAGCTAATGTTCACGATGAATGGCAGATTGAAGTTCCTGAGAAGTACGCTGAACAAGTTGGTAAAAGTGGGGTTACAGCAATTACCAAAGCTGGTGTAGAATTTAAGATGAACTGCCCTTTAACCGGCGAATATAAAATAGGCGATACATGGAAACAAACCCACTAGATCGTGAAGATAAAGAAATTGAAGGTCAGGTACTGATTGTGTTGTATACTGATCGCACCTTTTCTATCGGTACGTCTGTTGATTTAGACACAACTCTCCAATGCTTAGCAGCTGCGGTTGATGGTCTTGTCGAAGAAACAATGGATGGTATTGAGGAAATGAAGTCTTTCTCCGGAAAGATTCACTAGCAGTATCTTATTAACCGCAGTATAACAAAGGAGTTATCATGGCAAATATTGAAAAGCCAATTAAGATTGAAGCAGAAGTACAGTGGGCGTTCTTTACCACTAAGAATGAAATGTCAGGTAAGTATCAAGTAGACCTTACCAATCTCAGTAGCGGTGCTGTTGAAGCACTGCAGTCGGCAGGACTTGAGCCACGCCAGCGTGAAGACAAACCTGAGAAGGGTTGGTTCATTACCGCTAAGAGTAACTACGCTATTGAGCCAGTTGACAAAGGCGGTGAGAAGATTACCGAAGTTGTTGGTAATGGTTCTAAGGCAGTAGCAATCATTAAGCCGTATGAGTGGAGCTGGAAGAACAAGAAGGGCGTTTCTCCATCGTTAATGAAGATCACTATCACTGATTTACAGGTTTACAGCAGTGATTCTGAGGAACTTGAAGACGACGAAATTCCACTATGAAAGCTCTCGTTGATGCCGACATTCTAGTATACCGATTTGGTTTTGCATCGGAAGGAGACCCAGCAGAGTTTGCGTTAGCTCGTCTATCCGAATTCTTGGACAATCTCAGCTTGAGTGATGGCATCAACGAAGTGTGGGGCTATTTAACAGGTAAAGGTAACTTCAGAAATGATATTGCTGTGACTGCTCCATACAAAGGCAATCGTATACTTGCAAAGCCGTATCATTATCAATTGCTGCGTGAGTATATGGAAAGAGCTTGGGGATTTGAAGTCATAGAAGGAATGGAAGCGGATGATGCGATTGGTATCGAAGCCTATCGTAACGAACCAGATGAGACACTCATTGTCAGCATTGACAAAGACCTCAACATGATTCGTGGTCATCACTATAACTTTGTGAAGGAAGAAAGGTATTACGTCACAGAGGAAGAGGCTATCCGTAACTTCTATCTTCAGATCCTAACAGGCGATAAGATTGACAACATTATTGGACTATCCGGCATTGGTCCGGTGAAGTCCAAGAAGTTGTTGGTAGATTGTAATAATGAATTAGAGATGTACGAAGCTGTATTGAAAGCGTACGATGGCGACGAAGCCAGAGTGCTTGAAAATGCTCGTTTACTTTGGATACTTAGAGAGGAGAAGCAAGTATGGCAACCGCCAGCCGTTTAAAACTACAGGATTGTCCGATTATTAAGATTACATGGATTGATGCACAAGCAGATGCGGGATGGGATGAACCAAAGGTTGACATTGCACAATGTGTAACTGTTGGCTTTCTAGTCAGTGAGACAGATGATGCTATCTGTGTCGCAGGAACGGTGTCAGATCATGAATGCAACAATCGTATTAGTATTCCGAAGTCGTGGATACTGACACAACAGTTAGAGGAAATAAAAGATGAAACCGCAGTCAGCCAAGGCAAAGGGAAGAAACCTGCAAAAGTGGGTAGCGGAGCAGTTGCAAAAAAGGTTCCCGCAGCTACGCCAAGGAGACCTCGTAAGCACGTCAATGGGAGCCGGCGGGGAAGATGTCAAGCTAAGTCCAGCGGCAAGAGACGCAATACCGTATCAGTTTGAATGTAAAAGCCTTGCTAAAGTAGCAGTTTACAATTATTATGAACAAGCAAAGACACACGGCGACCATGAACCAGTTGCTGTTGTCAAGCAAAACGGGAAGAAGCCTTTAGTTGTTTTAGATGCAGAAGTATTCTTTGATTTGATAGCGAGGAAATGATGAAAGTATTAGAGATGAAAGAGCGTGAAGACGGAGGCGCTGAACTTCAGATAGACATGACCGAAGAGGAGCGTTGCTTTATGATTGAGTTTGGTTTTAATCAGGTGTTGCGTCATTCAATTGACAAGTTTGAAAAGCAGTTTAAACCTAAGAAAGGAAATAAAAATGTTACACGTAAAAATTGAGATTATGGATAATGAGGATTGCATCACCCGTACTCGTAACTTTGACGAAACTCCTCAGTGGATGGACATTATGTTAATGTGTGCGGATGTTGTCTCATCACAGTACGGATACAACATTGTGGATCGTGTTAAGTTCATTGGCGACAATACAACCTTTTATGATCGTGCTGACACACACATGATATCTAAAGAGGCTTGGGCGGAGTTCTTGCAGCAAGACTTTATGGAACCTGAGTTTGATTTCAATAAGCAGGACAAAGAACAGGATTGGGCATGAAAATCCTATTGCTTGATATTGAGACAAGTCCTAACACAGCCCATGTCTGGGGTCTGTGGCAGCAAAACGTCAGCATCAATCAATTAATGGAATCTTCTTATGTCTTGTGCTATGCAGCAAAGTGGCTAGGTGATGAAGAAGTTGTATTTGATTCTGTTCATCAAGCTAAACCAAAGGCAATGCTGAAAGGAATTCATGGGCTTCTCAACGATGCAGACGCTGTTGTTCACTACAATGGTACTAAGTTCGATATTCCTACTCTTAACAAGGAATTCTTACTACATAGTTTTAATCCGCCATCGCCTTATAAACAAATTGACCTATTGCGTGTTGTTCGTAGCAACTTTAGGTTTCCTAGTAACAAGCTGGACTATGTAGCACAGCGACTCAATCTCGGTAAGAAACACGAACACGAAGGACATGAGCTTTGGGTTAAATGTATGAATGGAGATAAAGATGCGTGGAAGCGTATGGAGCAATATAATATACAAGATGTCGTTTTACTTGAGTCGTTGTATAACACTTTGCGCCCTTGGGTTCGGAATCATCCTAATCACAATCTCTTTGCTGATGATCATGTTTGCCCTAATTGTGCTTCGACTCGTCTGCAGAAACGAGGCACTTCGATCTCTAGTACCGGAACCTATCAACGCTATCAGTGCCTTGCTTGTGGAACTTGGTCGCAGTCTACAAAAGCGGTAAAATCTTCTGTGGGGATAAAGCAATGCAATTAAAAGACTATATAGACTGCATAAACGAGTCTGTAAGCCCCGATCATAAGCAGGTTGGGGGTAGCCATTACCAAGTCGCAGAAATCCAGCCTTGGGACGTTATGCTGGCTTACGGGCTAGATCCTTGGAGTGCTAATGTTATTAAGTACTTACTTCGCTTTCCATACAAGAATGGCGTGGAAGACCTTGAAAAGGCTAAACATTACATAGAATTTCTTATTGCGAACTACGAAAGTATTGACAAAAAGTACTATTCATGATACACTTAAACAAGAATCGCCGTATTAATTTCTACGGCATTAAAGACCAGCAAGCCGCCAATCCTGCTTATCAACATGGGATGGATTTGATAAAACAAGGTGATTGGGAACATGGTTTTTATCTGCATGAGTTGCGTTCTTTACCAGATTTAAGAATCAAACAAGGGATTAAAACAGACTTCTCAAAGACTCCTGTTTGGGTTCCCGGAAATTGGTGCAAAGGTAAGAATGCTATCGTGTGGTCTGAAGCAGGATGGGGCGACATTATTCAATTTAGTCGTTTCATTCCTCTGCTCAAACAAGCTGGACTACAATCAGTGAAGTTATTATTCCCTGATCCTGTAATTCGGCTATTAAAAAGACTGCCTAATCATAACGGTTTATACACCGCAGGGGAATCTTTTCCCAACGCAGTAAAGATTAAGGTAATGTCGTTGCCGTACTTCTTAATGGAACACAATGTAATACCTGCTGAACCAGTACAGAAGATATACGGTAGTGAAGGTATATTTCGTAATCCTGAGATTGTTAAGCCAGTACGACAGAAACCATTATTAGGTTATTGTTATACAACCTTAAACAATAGCTGGAATATGCAAGCTAAGCAAATGCCTAAAGAGCTTATGCTAAACTTCATTAAGCAGCACCCAGAGTTTGATTGGGTATCGTTACAGCAAGATGATGGCTTTATTACATCAAAGCATTGGAGCGATACTGCTGATCAAATTCAAACACTCGATGGAGTTATCTCAGTGGACTCAGCAATAGCTCACTGTGCTGGCTCTGTCGGTGTGCCTGTAACAAATCTGATAGGACAAGAAGGTTCAGCGTGCTGGAGGTGGTTCCCAAAAGGAGACACAACATACTGGTACGACAGCATGAAGACTATTTGGTATGATACTTGGACGGAAGGACTTGAGAAAGCCCTAACGCATTTTCAACAACCAAAGAAAGTAAAGAAAGATGGCATTAACAATACACGATCTAAAAGACAGACTAAAGCAAATAAATGAGATTGATTTGTTAGAGCTTCTGGAGATATCGTCGGAGGATCTCGTTGAGAGATTTATTGATTTAATTGAAGACAACTTTGACAAACTTGAGAAAGAAGTAGAATGACCTATAACACACCATTTAGCACAGTCGGATATATTACATACAAAAGAACATACGCAAGGAGATTAAGTGAAACAGATCCAAAATCAAAAACAGAAGAGTTTACCGACACCGTTGAACGGGTTATTAAAGCTGCTAACGATCAGCTAAGCTGTGGCTTTGACGCTGACGAGCAAGAGCGTCTACGGAAATACTTATTGGAATTGAAAGGCACTGTTGCTGGACGCTTCCTATGGCAAATGGGGACAGAGACAGTTGATCGGCTAGGATTGGCTAGTTTACAGAACTGTGCATTTACCGTTATTGATCAACCCGTCCGTCCTTTCACATGGGCGATGGACTTGCTGATGCTTGGCTCAGGTGTTGGCTACAACATTCAGAGGCAATATGTTGATAAACTTCCTCCGGTCAACGCTAACTTTAGCGCTCCTACTCGTGTTACTACCGCTGACGCTGATTTTAT